CCTATTTGTTGCACGTTCCGATTGAACGCATAGGAATAATATCAACAAAAAAGAAAAAAAACATAGGGACAAACCCTAATAAAGTACAATTATTTTAAATTAATTATCAGACAAGGTTGGACAATGGCTAGACCTCCCAAAATTGATACTGTTCAATTCCGCAGAAAACTAGATAACCCCAAACGACAAATCCTGTTAACAGTTGGACAGGGTAATATTTCACAGGGATTCGAAAACCTATTAGCCCTTTATCAACATCTGCATTCATTGGGTTACAGAATAGATGAACCTTTTGAAAGACTAGGGTTAGTTACTAACTGTGTCGGAAATAAACAACAACCCTAAATAGATGATTGTCTAGGTAATAGGATAGGGATAGATAGAGGGAATGTATAGGGAAACAGTAAGATTAGAAAATCCAAGTACTAGTGAAAAGGTGCATACGAATCATTCTCATTTGCATCTAGATAGAACAATAGGACAATAGAACAATAGGACATTTGCTGCATAGGGTTAACCTTGATCTGTATGCCTGGACAGTACTGTATAAAAAAACATTGGTAGAAACCCTGGTGTTGGTGTGATAGGGGGGGAGGGGGGCGGTGGGAGTAGTAGATATTTGTGGTACATCCCCCATTCAGAAAAAAGCAAAAGGAAAAACATGGAAAAACGAGGACGAGGACGACCAAAAGGAAGTGTGAAGATGACGATACAGAGGTTTGCTGATAACCCGCCTGCTGTATTGCCTAAGACAGACCACCAGAGGCTCAAGGAGCTTAAGGAATTGATGATTAGGAGTGGAGGTAAGGATGTTGCTCAGAAGGTTATAGAGATAGCTTTAAACGATGACCATCCACATCAATTGGTTGCTTTGAAGATGTGTTTGGATAGGACTTTACCTGTGAGTATGTTTGAGAAGGATAAGAGCCAAAGGTCTGCTGTAACGATTAACATTACTGGCTTGGGACAAGAACCAATGGTAGTAGACACTAACGCAGAAGATGTAGAGGCTAAATATGGCTGACCTAAACTTTAGCTTACTTCCTTGGCAACAAGAGGTATTTAAGGATACGACACGCTTTAAGGTAGTGGCTGCTGGTCGTAGGTGTGGTAAGTCTAGGATGGCGGCAGTAACACTATTGATTGAGGGTTTAAAGTGTCCACAAGGCTCTGCGGTTCTTTATGTATCACCTACTATGGGACAGTCCAGACAGATTATCTGGGACTTGCTGTTAGACCTTGGTAGAGACATTATCCAAAACAGTCATGTGAACAACTTGGATATTACTCTGATAAACGGAGCAAGAATCTATGTTCGTGGTGCTGACAGACCTGACACCCTTCGTGGTGTGTCTTTGACCTATGCCGTACTGGACGAGGTAGCCGACATTAAGCCTGAAGCATGGGAACAGGTCATTCGAGCTTCTCTATCTGATAAACGAGGAAGAGCATTGTTCATCGGAACTCCAAAGGGTAGAAACTGGTTCTACGATACCTTTAAACTAGGGGAGAACGAAGATGATCCTGACTGGAAGAGTTGGCATTTTACCACCGCAGATAACCCTTTGATTGACCAAAAAGAGATTGAGTCTGCCAAAAAAACCCTGAGTTCCTTTGCTTTCAAACAAGAGTACATGGCGAGTTTTACCAATGCGGGTTCTGACATCTTTAAGGAAGAGTGGATCAAGTATGGTGTAGAGCCGAACTATGGAAGCTATTACATCGCTGTTGACCTTGCAGGATTTGAAGAGGTTGCCAAACAAGCGGCTAACTCTAAGAAGCGTCTGGATGAATCGGCTATCTCTATCGTGAAGGTTACGGACGATGGGAAGTGGTTTGTTCAGAAGATTGAACACGGAAGATGGGACATTAGGGAGACTGCGGCTAAGATTTTGATGGCTATTCGGGACTACAGACCTTTAGCTGTGGGTATAGAGAGGGGGGCGCTAAAGAACGCTGTTTTACCCTATCTGAGTGACCTTATGCGAAAAAACAACACATTTGCGCATATCGTGGATTTGACGCATGGGAATAGAAAAAAAGCTGACAGGATAATCTGGGCTTTACAAGGTAGGTTCGAGCATGGCAGAATTGTGTTAAATTCTGAGGAAGATTGGGATGAGTTTGTAGACCAGTTAATCCTGTTCCCTGCTCAAGGTGTTCACGATGACTTGCCTGACTCCCTTAGTTACATTGACCAACTAGCTGTTACATCTTACATGGAAGAAGATGACAATGAGGATTGGCAACCGATAGATATTATCTCAGGGGTATAAGATGGAATTCCAAGAACCTAGCGATTCAGACAAAGAACTAACCGCCTTTGTTGTTAACCATTGTGATCGCTGGCGTGATTACCGAGACACCAACTATCTAGAAGAATGGCTTGAATACGAGCGTATCTTCAATGGTGAGTGGGCTGTTGAGGATAAAACTCGTGATTCCGAGCGTTCAAGAATCGTTACTCCCGCTACCCAACAAGCCGTAGAAACCCGCCATGCCGAAATTATGGAGGCTATCTTCGGTCAAGGTGAGTTCTTTGACATACAAGACGATATCCGTGATGTCAACAACAATCCTCTAGATGTTGCTGCTATCAAGGCTCAACTCATGGAAGACTTCAAGGTTGATAAGATTCGTAAATCTATTGACCAAATTGAGTTGTTGGCAGAACTCTATGGTACTGGTATCGGTGAGATTGTTGTCAAAACAGAGAAAATCTTTGTTCCCGCTACTCAAGCAATCCCTGGTCAAATGGGACAAGCGGCTATTGGTGTTGTCGAAAAAGACCGCATTGCAGTAAAGATTGTTCCTGTTAACCCTAGAAATTTCTTGTTCGACCCTAACGGCACATCTATTGATGACTGTATGGGTGTGGCTGTAGAGAAGTATGTTTCTATCCACAAAGTCGTTAAAGGTCAGGAAGATGGTATCTATCGCAAGGTACAAATCGGTACTGATTCGATGGATACAGACTTAGAACCTACTCAAGAGATTACTCAGTACGAAGACGACAAAGTTAAGTTGTTGACATACTATGGTCTAGTTCCTCGTGAGTATCTTGAGCAACTAGAAAATGAAGATGGTGAAGTAGAAGACTTGTTTCCTGAAGACTCTGTTCAGGACGAGTATTCCGATCTGGTTGAAGCAATTGTTGTGATTGCCAATGATGGTGTTCTTCTGAAGGCAGAAAAGAACCCATACATGATGAAAGACCGCCCAATCCTTGCGTATCAGGACGACACAGTTCCTAATCGCTTGTTGGGTCGTGGTACTGTAGAGAAGGCTTACAACTCACAGAAGGCTATTGATGCCCAAGTTCGTAGTCACTTAGACTCTTTGGCGCTGACTACAAGCCCAATGATGGCTATGGATGCTACCCGCTTGCCTCGTGGTGCTAAGTTTGAAGTAAAGCCAGGCAAAGCTATCCTGACAAACGGCAATCCTAATGAGATTCTGTTTCCATTCAAGTTTGGCAATACTGATGGCTCTAACCTGACTACTGCTAAAGAGTTTGAGCGTATGCTTTTACAGGCTACTGGTACTCTTGATTCACAAGGAATGGTATCTGCTGTTGCTCGTGACGCAGGTCAAGGTGGTATTTCGATGGCTGTTGCCTCGATTATCAAGAAATACAAGCGTACATTGGTGAACTTCCAAGAGGATTTCATGATCCCCTTCATCACCAAAGCAACATACCGATATATGCAGTTCGACCCAGAGCGTTATCCTACTGTGGACATGAAGTTCATTCCGACTGCCGCATTGGGAATCATTGCTAGAGAGCATGAACAACAGCAGTTTATTGCGCTTTTGCAGACCCTTGGCCCAAATACTCCTGTTTTACCAGTCATTCTCAAAGGAATCATGGCGAATTCATCTCTGTCAAACCGCTTTGAGTTGATTGAGATGCTCGACAAGATGTCACAAGGCGATCCACAAGCCCAACAAGCTCAAGCAATGCAACAACAGTTGGCTATGCAGTTGGCTCAGGCTCAGATTGCTGTCCAAACAACACAAGCAAAGCAGAATGAAGCTGAGGCTCAGAAGTTGTTGACAGAGGCTCAATTGATGCCTATTGAGTTGCAAGCTAAGAGCATGGCTGCTACAACTAAGAATCTTCCAAGTGAAGATGCTTTGGCTTCAAAAGAGTTTGATAAGCGAGTCAAGATTGCTGAATTGATGCTCAAAGAAGCTGATATTCAGAATAAGGCTAAGATTGTTGAAAAACAGATGACTAAACAATGACACCTGAACTGCAACGTTACTACGAAGAGCGATTCACCACTATGTCCACTCAAGGTTGGGTGGATTTAATGGAAGATGTTGACAAGATGATTGAACCTTTAAATAATATTTCAACAATTGCAGATGAAAAGACTCTACAATTTCGCAAAGGTGAGTTATCAATACTTATTTGGCTGAAAAACTTAAAACAAGTCAGCGAGCGAGCATTTGAGGACTTAAATGAAAAGAATGTATGAATTCGCCTGTGTAAATGGGCATAAAACAGAGAGATTTGTTGATTATGAGGCAACAATTCTCAAATGTGAGTGCGGTGAGGAAACTCATCGTGTTCTATCAGCGCCAGCATTTCGACTAGAAGGTTGGTCTGGCTCTTTCCCTACTGCTTATAGCAAGTTTGGCAAGAGTCATACTGACAAGTTGAAGGCTGAACGCAAAGCCAACTCATAAGCAATTATGCCGAGTTGAATCTCCTACAACCGAAAGCGGCAGGAAAAGGAAATTAGTATGTTGATTGACGACGAAAAAGAAGTGTTTGGTGAGTTAGAAATTGAAGAGCAGAAGATCACTCAAAAGGCTGAACTTCCTGAGAAATACAGGGACAAAAGTTTAGACGAGATTGTGAAGATGCACCAAGAGGCTGAGAAGCTCATTGGTAAGCAAGCACAAGAAGTGGGTGAAGTCCGTAAGCTCGCAGATGAACTCCTAAAACAGAACCTTAGTTCTAGACAGCAACAGACAAAAACGGAAGAGCCTGAAGTAGATTTCTTTGAGAATCCACAGAAGGCAGTTCAACGGACAGTTGATAATCATCCTGACATCCTAGCTGCACGACAAGTGACGTTAGAGATGAAAAAGGCACAGATTCAGCAGAAGTTGGCTCAAGAACATCCCGATTTTGGCGACATTGCTAAAGATCAGGACTTTGCGAATTGGGTGAAGTCTAGCCCTGTGCGTCTAAAGTTGTTCGAGCAAGCAGACTCTGGATATGATTACGACTCAGCTAATGAACTGCTGTCTACTTACAAGCAACTTCGTAGCGTGAAGACTAAGCAAGCAAGTGATGCTGGAGAAGCCACTCGCAAGCAGAATCTAAAGGCTGTTGGAGTTGATGTTGGTGGTTCTGGAGAATCTTCTAAGAAGGTTTATCGTAGGGCTGACCTTATTCGGCTGAAAATGCAAGACCCTGGTCGTTATGAGATGCTAAGTGACGAGATCATGCAAGCGTACTCAGAAGGCCGAGTTAAGTAACTTTTTTTTAATTTTGGAGATTTAATCATGGCAAATACCGCCTTTTCCCCCACAAATAGTGTAACCACTACATCCGCAGCTAACTTCATTCCAGAGATTTGGAGTGATGAAATTGTTGCCGCCTATAAAAAGAACCTCGTATTGGCTAACTTGGTCAAGAAGATGTCTTTCAAAGGCAAAAAGGGTGACACAGTCAACATTCCTAGCCCTGCTCGTGGCAACGCTTCTGCTAAAGCCGCTACAGATGCAGTTACTCTGATTGCTGAAAGCGACACTAACATTCAAGTGTTGATTAACAAGCACTATGAGTACTCACGTTTGATCGAAGACATCGTCGAAGTTCAAGCCCTGACATCTTTGCGTTCTTTCTACACAGAAGACGCAGGTTATGCCTTGGCTAAGCGCATCGACACAGACTTGGTTCAATTGGGTCGTGCTTACAATGGCGCTACAGTTGGTACTGATGACTATGCAACAAGCAATACAACTACCAAAGCCTATATCGGCTCTGATGGTACTACTGCTTACAACAGCACAACATCAAACGCTGCTGCTTTGACAGATGCCGCTATTCGTCGCACTATTCAGCGCTTGGACGACAACGACATTCCTATGGATGGTCGTTTCTTCTTGATTCCTCCTTCAAGCCGTAATACATTGATGGGTCTGGCTCGTTACACCGAGCAAGCCTTCATTGGTAATGGCGATGCGATCCGCAATGGTGAAATCGGTCAACTGTACGGCATGGCTGTGTTCGCCACATCCAATGCTGATACTGGTGCTGGTTCTTCT